AGATTCTTTCTTGCATATTCAAAATCAGATTCAACTTTTCTTTCTTCGTGCTCTTCAAGTTTTTCTTTTGGTAAAGTGATTTCTTTTTTGCTTGGATTGAACTCGACTCCGAGACTTTCAGAAATTGTGTCAAATATCGGTGGAACTTTATCATTCATAGTTCATCATCCTCAAAAACATTAACATCAACTTCTTTAATTATTCCAGAACCACCTTCAACAACTTTTGCAAACACATGAGCCTTTGCTATGAAGTTTAAATTTGATGTTACCATTCTTCTTGTTAAAAAATCTCCATCATATGTGTCTGTAAAATTGATACCTGTTAATACTATAGGCACATCAACGTGGGTATCTAATTTATTCATTTTTAAAGTCACAATAAATTCTGGAGAAAAGTAAGGAATGATTTGTTCTATAATTTGTAAGTTATCTTCTACATTTCTTGTATAAACACCAACTTCAAATTGAACATTATACGGAACTTCTGTAAAACCTTGATATGTTTTACTGTTTTCTCCTGTACCAGTTACTTTGAACTTTCTATTTACTTTGTTTACTTTTCGCAAAACATCATAACCCATGTTTACCATACTAAATGACATTTTTGGCAAATACGTTTCAATTTTTACATTATTTGAAATAGAACTTGCCTCGTTTAGTCTTCTTATGAATTTTTCTTTACTAGAATAAGTCAAAGGAACTCTGACTCTTTCTATTGTGTCTTCTGGTGTTTTCTTTTCGATGTATATTTCATCAAACAGTCCACCAAACGCTAAAGTAATTTTTCGAAGAGTTTCGTTGTAAAAATAATCAAACATTAGTAATTACCCTCCGAGAATGGATCAATGTCAGTAAAATCATAAATTTCATTAAAGTCTTTGTCCATTTCTATAACTTCATTGTCTCCCAGTGTTTCATTTGTAACTGGAGATATTGGTATGACTATATTTGTTCCAGTCATTCCGGTAACGTAGAATTCTGCACCAGATCTTCTTCCCCTGATTGTTTGTCCCGCATAGTTAAAAGAACCACTTATGCCGGCAATCAATAATTTGCTGTTTGTAAAGTCATGTCTTATTAGAGTTGCTTCTCCGGTTGCCGTTGAGTAGGAACCACCAGTAACTCCGTACACCTGATAAACAGTCTCACCATCGGCATATCTAGATACTGAATTTACACTAGTAGTAATAGACAATTCGTAAATTTTTGTTTTTATTTCGTCTTGTACTATATCAACTTCACTATTTTCGGTTCTAAACTCATCACCGTCAATTGTGGTGAGTTCACATACTAGAAAATAAGTGTACAATTTTCCTGCTTGATAAAATGGATTTTCATGTTCAACAAAGTTTATTTCAAACAATCCTTTGCTGAGGGGAAAGTAAATTAAATCTCCTTCTCGCGGTCTGGTAATACCGTATCTTTCCCCTACCTCTTGATCAAATCTTTTTCTTGATACTATTAAGTTTACTTTATCTCTTACTTCAAGACCAAATTTAGAAATTATATCTCCCTGTCCTTCAAAACCATTTACTGAGGCAATATACATTTCCAAAGGAAAAATTTTGGTGTACTTATATTGTGCTTCGCCGAATTCTGTTATTCCGTTATATTGTTCTCTCGGAATATAAAGCATCTCCCTACCCATCGTTTTAATGATCTCAATTGAGAGATCTTCGATGATATTTTGTTCACCTGAATAATCTTTGAAGTAGGGATTTTTAGCCATTTATTAACCCATCATGAAGTTAATTGGTAGTTCGTATTCAAGTTGAACTTGTGCTTCAATTAATTGAATTTCTCCAATTGCTTCTGCAACTATCTCTGGACCACGAAGAGTAACACCGCCAGGTAGTTGAACACCACCAAACTTAGCCATATTCATTCCCCATTGTTTCTTGATAAGTGCTGTTACATATTTTTTCAATAGGCGATCATTGTAGATCTCTGGAAATTTTTGTGGATCTAATGAAACATAGGCTTCAATTATAATTTTTCTACCAACTGTTAACTCTTCTCTCCAATTCATTTCGATTTGAAGTTTATTTGTTACTTTGCTGAATCTAACAGTTTTTTCTGGTTGAAAGAGATCTTGAATCATATTGATATATCTCTTTGTGCTGTCATATTGTGCAAGACCCATATTTCTGCTAGACATAAGATTTGTATTGATACCAAAATAGTCAGTTAGAGCCATTTGATATCGAACATCAAACATCGAAATATTGCTAAATGGGCCAAACTGAAATACTTTGACGACACTGAGAATATCTTTTCCGGTAGGACCATCACCACCAAAACCATTCACTGGTCCCAAATCATCCGTGTTGATGTATTCGTTTGTCATGTCCTGTTCAGTTAACGTATACAGGAAATATGCTCTTTCTACTCCGTCAAAGTGTCTCTCTGAGAAGTATTGAAGTGCATCATCAAGACGATCTTCACATTGTTGCCAATCCACATTGATATCAACAACTGGTGCTCCAAGTTGTCTTAAAGCATACTCAATTAGGGTTTGTCTTGAGTTTGGTGCTGCCATAAATTCTCCTTAAAGTTATTTATGGCTTTAAATATTACTGAAGTGGTTGACTATTCAGTTTATTTTGCTCCAACATCTTGGCTTCTCGTTCGTCCATTACTTTACGCATTGCTTCTGGCATATCTGGTAAAGTGACAGGCATCTTATTAAGATCCTCAAAAGCAATATTTTCAATGTAATATTTTCTAGTTATTGGTGCAACTGCTTCATCTGGTTTACTTGGGGTATAATTAGTAAACCCTGGCATAGTTATTGGGCAATTAAGTTTTGGATAATCTAGTTTACTGTAGTCGTTTCCGTTGGCTACCAACCAAGTTCCTTGTCTATCTCCGCAACCACATCCACCACAGAAGTATTGTCCCTCTGTTTTGCTTTCCTTTAGGTGTTCGCATGGAGGAACTACACCGTTTAGGTGCTTATCTCCAAAACAACTTAATACTCTGAGTTGCTTAGTTGCCCGGTTGATTTTTTTCTCGTTTAATCCTCTAGAAGTCAAAGACATGGCAAAACTTTGAATCATCCCTATCTTTTTGGAGATAACACTTTTATTGTCTGGGACTGCTACAGTTCTAAATTCGATTGGATTTGGTTTATTTGAACACGAAGAATTTTCACTCATAATTTATTACTCCAATTCAATTCGTCTTATAAGACGAACATTTACATTTTTAGTTCTTGGTACTAAGTATATAGTACCATAATCTAATTTACTAAAATTTTGACCATACATAAACGAATTGCCTTCAAATATTTGTTTATCTATGTCAAATATTGTATCAGAATTTATTTTAAAATATGGTGTAGAGGTCAAGTAAATTTCATTCTTTAAAGATTTAAATATCTCTGGTATAAAAAATCCATGATTTATTTGTTTATTGATAAACTCTAATTCATTTTTAGAAGGTAGATACCACCCAGAAAGCCTAGATTTTTCTCGTAAAGTTTGCATTGTTTTGGACATAATTCCAAAATATTCATTATTGTTTCCGTAAGTATTCCAAAGACCATCATACATTGATGCTGGTATTATTTCTTGATTCTCCGAATCTTCATTTAAATAATTCAATTCATAATCACTTGGAGACACTATGATTGCCCATTTTTTGGAAGTAGTACCATAACCAACTACATTAGGTTTATAGTTAAGTGCATTTCCAGTATATGGGTTTCCGTTTACAATAGATCCCTGTTGATTTATTGGACTTCCCGGTTCAAAAATGCCAACATATAATCCATCTTTATAATATGTCAATTCTGAGGTTGGAAGGTCTGATTCAGAACTAGTAGAAGATATTATTGTAAAATTGTTGCAGTTTGGAATATTAGAGCAATTAATACAATTTTCTGTTTGATTTAAATTACAACATATTCCGCCGCTTGTAAAATCACCACCCAGTTCTAAACAAGTTCCTTGAATTGTTTGAATGCAATTTGTTATGTCTTCTGTACATGTACAGCAACTTCCCAGTAATTGGCTGTTACAAATATTCTCATCAGGCTCAACTACAGACAAACAATAATTATTGTAACAAGACAAACCAATTACATCAGTATTTGATGAAGAAGGTTCTCTGTAGAACTCAAATAGTTGGGATGACATTTTTACAAATTTATTATCTTCGTCTACGGCAAAACAATATTCATTGTTTGGGTTGTTTATTCCTGAGAACTCACTGGAAAGAGCACTGGTGCAAGAAACCAATTTATACTTTTTGTTTATCGGATATTTTTGTAATAGTTCGTTGTTTAGAGAAACACAAGACATTGTTCCATCTGCTTCTATTCCGCAGAAAGTACTGTTTCCAAAAGATGCATTAACATAATCCTTTGGTGGTAAACTTCTGATTATTTGTTGTATCTGTTGAAGTTGTTGAATTTGTGAAATAAATGGAGAAAAATATTCAAAAGTTCCATCCAACTTCTGTCCAACAAATCCTACTGTAGAATATTCTGGTATAGATTGATGAGTATCAAAACCCACTGGCGCCAAATTGTGTTGGTATATTTTTTTAAGTTTTGTGCTTATACTAAATGTTTTGTATTGATTTAAACTTCCAGAATAAAATCTTCCAAAAATTTTGACATTATTTGATGAATCAATCCAAGCACTAAATGTTCTAGTCGCAATTAAATCCTTTACTGGCGCTATTGGTGTTTGGGTTGGAATTGGAGAGTTGGCAGAATTTTCAAAATTATTAGAAATATAATTCGGAGAAGAATAATAACGTGGAATGTTGTTATTGTCCATTAAGGCAAAATATCCATCAATCCACTTATCTGGCTCGGATATTGAATTATCGAACGACAAACTTCCCGGACATATTTTTTTTATTCTAATTAGAAGAGATTTTGCAAAATCTTCTATGTCTGGAAAAGATGATCCATATTGTGAACCCAATATGGCAATACTTAAATTTTGTGGAGATGAAAAATTCTTCAATTGAACAACGTATTGATTTACATTTTCAAAATAACTTCCCGGATATAAAGATTGTAATAAAATATCACTAAATTCGTATTTAAAATCACATCTATTCTGACCACCCTTGTTCCAACAAAACAAATTTGTTCCATTTTCACAAGAATTTAATATTACTTTGCTAGATTCAGATAATTTACATTCATCTCTCACAGATGCGGCAGAACCAACTTCAACATCACACACTCTTCCGTTGTTGTAATATGTGGCAGTATAAGGAACTATTGCTTTTTCTGCACACTCCTTTTCGCTACAAACGTCAGTGCAATCAGAAAAAACAGTTCCATCCTCTGATATGCTTGGATGACAACATGCTTTTTTGTTTCTAAAATCTATTGTGTTTGATTGTTCTTGAGTTCCAGATATACAATATTCATTTTCAGTTAAATTATCACATGAACCCAGTGTCCATTTGCCACTTATACTTTCACATTCACAGAGTGTAAGTGAGGATAGTGGATTTCCGGTTTCTTCTTTTAATGAACATGCACAGCAGCAACCCATCGAAGATGGTAATAAGTTAAAAGTTGGATCACATGTTCCGGGTTTAAATAGTCCGTCTTGTTGATTGCATTGTGATAATGTATAATTTTGATTCTGAACAACTTCATTATTTTCGTAAACATAGCAACAGCCAGTCAATCCGCTGTTTCCAATGAAACTAGAATAATTTATTGATGTTCGAGATTTTGTTCTAAATTGGATTGACATTTAGCAACTTTCGTATGAATCACATTCTGGACATAACATATTTACACAGATTCCATCTGCAATTTTAACATTTTTTGTTTTACTATTGGTTGTTGAATTTTGAACTAGTGGTGCTGTTTCCGAAGTAAAATCATAAGAAGTTCCAATTAGTCCTACATTAGCAAACCAATTACTTCCATTTCCACCACCAGTTCCGGCACAACCCCAACATCCCGGAGTTGCAGTGCAAGGCGGAGAATTACTACAAGGACCTCCTAGACCTATACACTGAGGACCCCACGAAGTAGTACATTCCGCAGAAGAATCAAACCATCCATTAATATAAAGAACTGGAACAGAAACATGTTTGTCTCCAAGAGGAACAAATGGCATAGTTTGTACTAAAACACCGTTTTCCTCATGGTAAAACACGGTTGCTGTTCTATATTTGTCTAGATTATATCTAAGGTTTCTTCCAAAAATTCCTCTGGGTAAACCTTTTGATGAAACATTTCTTGTTGCTGTTGTTCCATAGGCTTCTGGTGGTGTTCCAATTGGTGGTGGAATTGCAATTAAACTTGCTCCACCTTGTATTGGACCAAATTCCTGATCTTCGGGTTTATAGAAAAATAATTCTCCAGTTAATTGATCTAAAGTTCCCTCAGAACTTTCATCTAAAATGGGAGAACCGTCTTGTAGTGGATAATAATATGATAAAATTCTTAATTTAGTTTCATCACTCCAATTATCATAATTATCAATCTCTGCTAATGATTCTCCATATGCACCAATTCTTTCATTATACCACGGCAAATACCAACCTCTTAATCTTTGCCACCAATTAGTAGATTCAAAAACTGTACCGGGATCTTCTGGATCAATTATATTATCGTTATTCCAGTTAGTCCATTCCGCAGTTCCATCTCTAGCACAACTAACATGAAGCGGTAGATTATTTGTGTTTGTTGATTTATGATACGCAATTTGCAAAGGAGACCCATAAGTTTCAGGAACAATGGTGGATAATAAATATGGATCGTACTGTATAAAATGGCTCGCGGGGAAAGCAGAAAATATGGTATTTACATGAGGACCTACATATTCTGGTCTTCCCAGAGCAGTATTCATACCTGCTACCATGTCATTCAATATTTCATTTTTACCTTGATAACCAGATTTAAATTTTTGCATTAATTTATGCATAAAACCTTTTAATTGTCCGGTTCTTGCAGAATGACACATTTCTAATATTCTTTGATCACTCATCAATCTTAAATTCAAAGTTTGTCTAAAATATAAACCCAAACCACAAAATTGTGTTTCCCAAGCCTGTGTCATTCTCCCCCATAAAGGTGGAAATGGTGCATAAGCAGAGTAATCATTAATTATTACACTATAAGGTTCAACAGAACTTATATTGTAAGTACCTTCTGGAAAGTCTGGGGTTGGTAATAGTTCGTAATTAATTTCTTCCATCTTATCACACAGTTTACATTTTTGTTGATTTACGTTTTGATAACCAAATGCATTTAAACATCTAGTTCTGTTTTCTATTGGATTTGCTGTAGAATGTTGATAAGAACCAATATAATAACATCTGTATGAACCAGTTACGCTAAGTGGATTAGAATGAATAGTTGCTGGTGCTGTTGGTAGGTTGGCAACATTTATATTTGTATTAGAAGTTAGAGTTTCAACAAAATAAGGAATCTCATATGTAGTTCCATCTTCTGTATATTGTTCAGTTAATACATTTACAATTCTGGTAGTTGAGCCATCTAGTGATGGTAATGTAATACTTAGTTGTTCTGATTGACTTGTATGGTTATTTAATCTTGTTATTCCTTCGCTATTTAAAAATGCAACTGCTCTGTATGGTGCTTGCATATGTCTTGCTGCGAGAGTTGCCCATCCACCAGAAGTTAGTGGTGACAAGTTAGCAATATTTGAATTTGTCTGAGGAAAACACCAAAAACAAGCAATTTGTCTATCACATATTGAAGTATCACAATCGCATGAACTATTTTCATATTCATCTGGACATTGTTCATCGGCAGAAACTATTTGACTGTCACATTGACAATTTTCACACTCCTTATAGCATGTTTTTGTTTGACATGTTATATCTTGTATACAAGATCCCTCTGTATACCCATCAGGGCAAGTGCTACAACTGGTTGTTTGTTCACACACTGTACCATTGCATTTATAACAGGTTTTTTGTATACAATTATTTGAGCATTCTGTTGGTGTATCATAATAACCAAAACTATTACAAGTTCCGGAACTTATTAATTCTGGCACACAGTTGCAACCATTAGTTCCTTGATCACATCTATAGCAAGTTGTAGTTTCGTTGATGTCGCAAGAACAATTAATTGTTTCACATGAACTGTTTCTTCCCATGTAAATTCCACCAGAAGATAAACATTCAAACGGAGTATTTACTTGGGAGCACTCATAAGTATTATCTTCATTTGCTTTGCAGCAAGCACCGGGTGCGTTTACATGATCACAACAAGAAGCAGTTACGCAATTACTCGCTGCTACTATTTTTCCACCTAAAACTTGTTCGCAGTGTTCCTGTGTTAAATTTCCTAAACATAATCCATCTTTGCAGCAAATAGAGGGTTCTTTGCATTTATTGTAACAAAGTCCTGATATATTTTCTTCGGTTGAAAGATTGGAAGCATCATCGTCAGGATATAAACCAAATTGACCACAAGTTATACCTTCAATAAAATAGCCATTTATTGCTTGACACAGGTTAATGTCTATATTTGGTATGCATCTTCCTTCAGAACAGCAAATACCATTAAACTCACCATTATCGTCACTAGTAACACAGGGATTATTTGTACAAGAAGTAAATGCAGCAAATGTTCCATTTTTTTCATTACAATATGTCTGTGTTGCATATTCAACACATCTTCTAGTTCCATCAGCATCGTAATAACAACAAGAACCTTTAGAGCCAGGATCAGTTATTTCTGAAACGCCAAATCCTCTAGCAGAAAAATTGGCTCTCCATATTGAACTATCTGAAGATTTCCATAAATGTAATATATTAGTACCGGGATAAAAAACTGGAGAACTACTTTGGTCAAAAACAACGTCATTTGGAAAATTCCAAACATCTTCACCGTGAACAACCATAGTAACAGACATTATCTGTCCCTCTGGTATTGGATTATGTTTAAATGCTTTTATTCCAATTGGGGTTGTTAATTCAAAGACAGTTGCTCTAGAAACATCTAAAGTTATACCATCGGCACCACCATGATCATAAAAGTTATCCAAAGTTACTATTTTTTCACCAATTCTAATAGGTCCTGCTGAAAGAATTGTTTCTCTAATATCAGAAACTACATTTCTTCCTGCGGTTTCTCCTCCAAAATTTACATAACTATAATTTAAACTACCTATTCTATTTGAATTGGTGGAAACCTGTGGAATCAGGTCAGTTGACATTATGTGTGTGTTTCTTTGTATATAAACTATTCTATTTGGTTCAGTTGATGCTGATATTCCACCAGATTCACTGTTTGTTTGTGATATAGTTATTTTTAAACTTCCGTCTTCGCTATAAGTTATACCCAAACTTCCGGAAGTTCTTATATTATAAAAATCAAAAGTTATTCCACCACAGACACCTTTAATGAAAGGGATACCATTTCCTACAGATAAAGCAGTAAGACCTGCATATATTCCGGTTGGCCCCTTTAGAGTACCAGTAACAGATATGATATCATCAGATGATAAGGCTTCTATTTGACCATCTTGATTAACTTCGATGGAAACAATATAAGAAGAATCAGAACCAGTTGCTCCAGTTGAGCCTGGAATTGGTTGAGGAGAACCAGTTGGCCCTGTTGGCCCTTTTGAACCAGCAAATCCGGCGCCGCTGGTAGGAAAAATTGAACTGTAACCGATATCGTCTTGCATATTTTACCTACAGGATGAGCAACTATTCAATGTTTTAAAACTATATTCAAATTGATTTTCTAAATTGACAGGTTTAAAATATATAGGAACCATTCTGCAAGCCCTTAATTTTGCTCCTCTTGTGGTTTTTAAAATAGATTCCATTTTTCCAGACAAAAAGTTTTGAGAATATGCCCTATGCGCCTGTGCAAGTTTATATCTTCTCCAAGAATCAACTTCTGGAATTCCGGTTGTTATTATACCCTCTAGATTGTTATCATATTGTTCGTATGTTTTTACTCCGGAGTTTCCAGAGACATAGTTTTTAACATTTGTTAACTTACCACCAGTTGTTGATGTCCAATATTTGGCAGTATTTGAAATAGTTCTCCATGTACTTTCTGAGTTATATACAATTCCATTGTTTATTTTGTTTAAATTATAGTATATAATGTTTAATTCCAGAGCACTTGGAATATACCAATCAGAGTAACCATTATAACCGTTTTTATTTTTATTACTAATTTGATATAAAGCCGTAGTTTCTGTATTTACAGAATTCCACATATCTCTGTATTTTTCTTTAAAATACTCTGAGTTTGTGGTTAATAGTTGTTGATTAATATCTGCTGACCAGTAGTTAAGTTTAGGGTGTTTGAATCTGTAATATGCTAGAGGATCTATTGTTTGTAGACTTCCAGATAAAGTATAATTTGATGGAATGAACCAAGTATTTCTTTCAATTGTAGTGTAATCAAACAATCTGGTATTAATTAGTCCATCAAATACACTGGTTCCATATGGTGCAATCATCATATCTTGCCACAAAGAATCTTTAAATGTTTCAAATCCAGATGGAACCGCATATCCGTTTACTGACATGCTCATTCCAAAAGATAAATTTTCTGTGCCAAAATCTTCCGGTGCAACAATTAAAACCCAAGCACTTGGTATGCTTTCCCCGTGAATTTGTTGAGATAATTTTTTATAAGCAAGTACCGGATTAAATCCGTATTTTTTACTTTCTACAGATTTAAAATTACATACTTTTCCTTCATCCAACAAACAAGCATCAGTTAAACGGTTGTAGAATGTTAAGTTCAATTGATCATTAACACCGGATAAAGATTTAATGGCAGATGCAACTGCTTTTCCATTTGATTTTCCTAAATCTTCTATGGTGATATACCGTGATGGTGAAAAATTAGAACAATTGCATTTTAAACTTCCATTATAGACACCATTAACGGCAACATAACGAGAGACAGAAGTATTTGTATAGTTTTCTATTTCAGATATTACTTCGCCCTTTGCAAAATATAAATCTTCGACAAATTGGCTTGGGGGTGGATAACCAACAAATCCTGCTACAATTCCACCCTCAAAGTAATCACCAACTTTTATGTCAAAGTTAATATCTCTACTTTCTTGTGTTTGAAAATTTAAAGATTGACTTTGTTGTAAAGTATCTTTGCAACAGGTTGAGGCAGAACACAAACTTCCTGCTCCTTGATAAAACCCGTTCTCTTCTGCACATTGTTTTGGTGTGTAATCATCCTTACAGTCTGTAGAACCAAAACAACATGCTCCTAAAAATCCATCTAAACAGCAATTTCTGTCCTCGCATGATTCTTCTGAATACTTTCCATTGAGTTGTCGGCAAATCTGTTCAGAAGATTCTCCACTTGGAAGTGAATAACAGTTTCCTTCTACACAACAAGAAGCCTCTAAGGAACAAGTATTAGGACATCCATCTAATTCGGAACATCTAATATTAGAATAAAATGTTCCATAAACTTTTTCACAAAATTCTTTATTTGTTTCTAGGCATGTTCCATTAACACAGCACGCACCACCAGAATAACAATCTCCAGTCAGATATCTCGATGTACACGAGTTAAAACTAAAATTTCCATTTATTGAATTGCAAAAATCTTGTGTTGCATAGTCTATACAAGATCTCTGAACCAAACTAGGGTCTTGTGACTCTGCATCTACACTACAATAACAACAAGATCCTATCCTAGATGAAGAATATGTTTGAGAAGTATAAGTTATTCCTTTTCCTACGACATTAATAGTCAGAGGTCCGGTGTAGCCAGTCAATCCAGAGGAAGTTGGATATAGTGTTATACCCTCTGCCCTAAACGACATTTTGGGATAAACATTTCTATCTTCATCTCTTGCAAATATAAAAATAGATTGATCTGTTCTTTGACATGTTCCAGTTATTCCACATGGCAAAATTGAATAAGTAACATCAACTGAATTAAGATAAGAATCTATATTGGTTTTTGTTGTATTGTACCAGTTAAAATTAAAATTTTGATTATTTTTAAATTGGGTTATATAATCTTGGCTTTCTTTAAAAGAGAAAGTATCAAGAGTAATTCCCAATTCGCTTCCGGGCTGTCTAGAAATTATTGATCTAAAATATTTTGTATGAGTATCTTTTGTAAAATCTATTAGTGAGGCATTGGTTGCATTTACATATAACAAAGAACCAGTTGGTCCTACTGGATATGCTGGTGGAACCAAATCTGGAAAAATTGGACTAGCAATATAAATTGAATCTAAACTAATACCAGCAGTTGCCTCTCCTACTACTTTGAGTGTTTTAAAATAAAAGAGATATGGATCATTTAAAGATATTCCAGCAAATGGATTTACAAATTCAGAAGCACCAGTAAAAGATACAATAAAATTTGGATTATCTAATCTTTTTAAACTACCAGATGGTCCAGTAACACCAATATAAAAAACATTATCATCGCTATAATTTATGTGTAGTGTATTTCCAACCAATTCTATTGATTCAAATTTTATACCATCTGGTCCTGTTGGTCCGGTTATAGACAGTCCGGTTGCACCAGTGGGCCCTGTTGGGCCAGTTGGTCCAGTAATATAGGTTGAATTTCCTATTACCAGACCTCTTAAAATTGAAGATGAACCGATTGATGGCATTAGATATTATCTCTTAATA